GCATTCACCGAAGGTGATGCCACCCCCTCCGCTACCACCGTCACTTCAGGAGTTGTTGGATCGCTTCCGATGCTGGGCAATACGACGACAACAGCAGGGGGTGTCGCGGGTCTGCTTAATGGTTCCATCGCCAGTGATCACGTCATCAGCCTGACCGCTGGTGGTGCTGGAACCAGTGCCGTTGGTCAGATGGTCACCGAGATCAAGATCGACTAATGCGCTGGTTAGCTGTTGTGCTGCTGCTGGCAACCCCGGCAGCAGCCGTTCCAGTTGTGCCTAACTTCCGTACTGGCACGATGACTTCTCGCACGGAGTCAACGACGCAGATGACGGAACAAATCCGCAGCGTCAATTACGCGACTGGTTACACCTACAGCGCATCAGGCACAAACGTGCAACACTCTGGGTCAAGCATCGTGCCAGGTGCTTCCGCGACTCAGAATCAAACCATCGACGGCGTTACTTCTAGTTGGACCGGACTCGAACTCCAGAACAAGCCGAATTGGTCGATCGTCAATCCAGGCGGTTCGTTCTCATTCGTGGAGCACTATTCCGGGCCAGGCTTAGAGGCCGTCACGGAAATCACGCGCACCACGGTCGTAGAAAGCGTTACGGATACGGTCTCTGTATTTGGGCCTTAGCGCTGTTGCCGCAACAGGCATTTGCCCAGGCCAACGCCACTGCTAACCCCGTTGCAAACAGCACTGGCTCGGTGACGAACCAAGCCATTCAGATGCTTACGGGTCCCTACCCGACTAACGCTTACGGGCCAGGTATTTCATGCCAAGGGCCAACGCTGAACATCTCGCCCTTCGTCACCACCAGCAAGTCCTACGCTCTGCCTTACAACTCGACGGTAAGGACTCCTTACTACGATCCCACCGACGAGGATGAAAACGGCGTACCGGACAATCCAGGAAACATCCTCTATTACCAAGAGCTCCCGAGCGGTCAGAGAAACAACCACGCTCTCAACTTCGGCGTCAGTGCCACCGTATCCATCCCGCTAGATGGTGGACTGCAGGAGCGATGCAAGGCTTCCGCTGATACCCACACTGCGCTCCAACGCCAGCTACTTGCCAACAAGCGACTGGATTTCGAGCTATCTCGCCTGCGGCACTGCGGTGAACTGGCCCAGAAGGGAATTAGTTTTCACCCCAAATCCAAGTTCTATACCGTCTGCTCGGACGTGGTCCTAGTGCCCAAGCCGGGCCAGGTCCTGCCTCACCGACACCGGATCACGGTTTCAGCGCCCGACGCAAAGCGCGTATCGCCCGATTCCGGTCCCGCTGAGCCAACCGCCGCTCCCACACAGAGTCAACCTTTAAAGGCACGCCCCTTACCTGTGCAGCCTTTTTCACCACCTTCTTGACGGTCGGCTTGATCAGCTTGAGGATTAGTTCTCCTGCTGGTTTTGCCACCAAAGCAGCAGTGGAAGCCACCAAGGCGATCGTGGTCGTCGTGACCACCATCTCCACGGACGGAAGCCCGTCCACCACTTTCTCGATGAGCGGTTTTGGTAAGCCTGGAACCTCCGTTCTCTTAGGTATCGACGCATCTGGTTCAGGTAGTCGCGGGACTGGAGGGACGTTAGGGGCAGGGGATTCCTTGTCCTCGGAATCTTTGGCCCTCGGCTGTACGGGCGTTGTACGTACAAACTCATTTGGTGTGAAGTCCATCGGGTTGAACGATGGAACCTGACCGTGGGGGCAGAACGCTCCAACTCGACCCGGATCGTCTTCCAACAATCTCGGGTTGAGTTTGGCGTCGGGGTGAACTGGAACGCAACCCGGCATCTCGATGATGGGCGGGCCAAGTTCCAGCGTCACTGGTGGAGCACTGGGCAGATTTGGAACCGCGATTTCGCGGATCTGAGGGATGCGGATCTCTGGGATCTCGGGCATCAGAACGGCAGTGCCGGACCAGTTACTTCAGGCATCTTCGGCATGGCGCCTTTGATCTTGCCCTCAAGTTCGGCCTCGATGTGCTCGGTCACTTGGCCGCCGATACGCTCCATGCTTTCGTCCATGAACTTGTCGAACTGCAGGTAGCTGATCACAAGCGCTGCGGTCATGGACCCGCTGAGCAGAAAGCCGGTGATGGCCATCAAGTCAATGATCTTTCGCATTGAGGATTGCCTTTTCGTTGGCGTATGGCTCGACTTTATAGAAGTCGATGGCATCCTGCACATAGGGGATGAGCCAATCTGGTGGCCAGCAATACTCCCAGTTGTCGGGGTTGCTTAGACATGGAAAAACAACTACCCGCCAGAAAGCTGACAGGTAGTTGCGGGTGACGATGAGTTGATCGAAGGCCCGCCGAAACGGGCCATGCTTTCGATCAGAACTTGTACTTGGAGCCGAGCTTGAGGCCGTAGCTGTTGCTTTTGGCGCCAGTGGCCATGCTCACTTCGGTGTAGATACCAAGCTTGCCGTCCTTGGTGACATCAGCGCTCAGGCCGGTCTTGGCGGAGAAGTTGTAGTCGGTCGCACCACCCTCGGGGAACACGATTTGAGGACCACCTTGGATGTACCAAGGGCCAGCCTCGTAACCGACGTGGGCGTCGATCGCACCACCGCCAGAGGTCTGGTTGCCAGCAAAGCCGAGGTTGTACTCGGGGTTGATGTAGAAACCGTCGGCCTTAGCAGCGGGCACGCAAGCGATACCCATGGCTGCGAGGGCGAAAGCAGCCGCAGAAGCTTTGATCATTGTTGGGTGTAGGAACACAACATCCCAGAAAGTGTACTGGGACAAAAAAGCTGCCAGTCGATTAACTGGCAGCCCTGACTTATTTCCCTTGGCCGCGATACTTCTTCCTACCGTGGCTGGCTTTTGAGTGTTGACCCGCACCTTGACGGGTTTTCTTAGGCTTTCCAGGCCGGTGCTCAACCCGCCCCAGTGCGGTTTTTGACTTGACAGCCATCAGGATGGTTTAGTTGGCCAAGTTATACCGTAAGGGAAATTTTCCTGGCTGGGAACATCCCGCAAATCTTGGCGATACGTTACCCAAGCCGATGCGACGCCAGAATCAGGCAGTTGCGTCCAGTCGCTTTCAGCAAGAAGCTGATTGCGCAGCTCACGAACGTTTTCTGCTGCTACAGCAGCGTCAAGCTGTACCTTGGTCCAGACTTCAGTCCACGTTCCATCAATAAAATTGCAGCTGCGCTCAAGCGTGTCAGTGCGTGGATCACTTGTTGGTGGGGATGTTGGGGTGACGCGATAGACGCCATAAGTTTCAAGCTCCGTGTCTGGCAAGGTTGCCGGAAATGAAACGTTCGGGTTGTCACGACGCAAATCGCTGATCGTGTACGGAAAGCGCTCGATGGCGCCGTTGGATGCTTTGACAAACATGAGTTTTAGCCCAGAGAATACTGGTCGATGCCGTTACCTGCGCCGCCGCCTACATACATATGACTTCCGTCAGGTGAAATATACATGGACATCGGTAGAATTTCCTGACCGCCGATGTATGCGTTGCTGCTAATGCTTACGCCGATAACAGAAACGTCGTAAGCGGTTGTTGCGTTCCACTGGAATATTTTGTCTCCTGCGTTGCCGACGACGTAGAAGCGCGTACCGTCTGGCTTCATGAACATTCCTAACCCGCTAGATTCGTTAAGAGGTGAAGAATTGTAAGATGAACCTGCGCTGTCGTAGCTTGCAGTAGAAATGTCCCATGCGGTTGACAACGTAAATCGCGTTATCGTACCAAGGTTGCCGCCGTTGACATATAAGTTAGTGCCGTCGGGGCTGAGTGAAACCCCTTGTGGATCGGACTCGTTGGCTGAACCAAGCAAAGTTGAAACTCTTCTTGTATAGGACGCCGTGCTCAAATCCCAAGCTGTAGAAAGACTGTATTGAATAACATTGGATAAGCTGCCATTGTCCTCTATACCGTAAAGCTCGGTCCCGTCGTCCTTAAAAAAGATGCCTCTAGGGTTCCTGTGATGCGTTTGGTCGGTTCGCATGTAGCCAGTACTGCTGGCCGAGTGAGTACTAATGTCCCAGGCTGTTGATAAAGTTGCTTCTCTAATGTTGTCATACTGATCGCAGACGTAGACAGCAGTGCCGTCAGGCCTAAAAAATATCCCGCGAAAATCTCCGATTGAAGTAATCTTGTCAAACCGAACATGGGTAGCCGTGCCTACATCCGGCCAAGTAGTTCCGGTTCCGGTTCCGGTTCCGGTGCTGACATTGCCCGAGGCTGCAAGTTGTAATGCCCTACCCAACATCAGGCGTAGCTCCCCACATACGCACCATAGAGAGTCGTGCTGACTTTCCAGAACACAAATGCATCGTTTGCAGTCAGCGTCGGTGCGCTATTGCCATCACTAGTAACCCAAGTCAACGTCGGCCAAGTGATTGTGTAGCTCGCTCCAGCGTTAAGCAGCAGCACGACGGTTTGACCGGCTTCAAGCGATTCGGTGAACGTAGTGTTCGCCGCAACGGTCTTGGTCTGAATGCTTCCGTTTGCTGGGTCAATATCAGTTCCGGTCAGGCTATACGTCGTCTCTTTCAGTTCGG